TGAAAAACATCTGCTAAAAATGTAAAATAGGCTGTTAAATTTTGAACGTGTGGATCAATAAATACTGGACTTGTCAAGTTATAATTTAGGGTCTGTCCACCCAAGCCTTGAGTAACTGTTTGAAATGTTTCTGGTGATACCTGGGCTGTAGAACCTGCATTTGCTGATTTCACAGTTGCTGCACTTTGGGCATTGCTGATATAATCAGATGAAGGAGGAACATTTATAGGTTCAATATAGGCAAATGGTCTAAGCTTCATTACTGAAGAAAGTAAATAGGGGGGGAGATTAAACAAATTTGCAGGATAGGCATTTGCTATAATCAAGGATGTAATATTATAAAAACTATCCCCCAGCAACAATTGTGGTGAAGAACTTGATGCTGATGAAGAAGTAACACTTGAAGTACCTAAAGGACTTTTAAAAAAACCTTCCTGAACCTCAGTAGATGTAGCTAAATTTGTGTCATTTAATGGATTTATAGGCACAGAAGCAGCTGCAATTTTTGCACTAGTAATTGGATTGAAATCAATCTTATAAATAGAATCAAAGAGATCTTTAATAATCTGCCCTATATTTCTACCAGCAAGGGAAGTTTCATAGGTTGAGATATCTTGTAAACCTAATACCTGACCTGTTTGATATAAAGAATCTTGAAATAGGGAAGTTTTTACTACTCTACGTGTTGCTCCAAATAATCTACTCCATCCATTACCACTTATTGTAACTCTATCAACTTGGTCAATCGTACTAGCAATATTCTTTTTTATAACGAACCCATTCAATTCATTGGAAAAAAGAGTCTGACCATTGGGCATTTTGGTTGTAAGAACAGATTCATATTGAAGATAAGGATCTATGGGGTTCTTATAATTTTGAAACGCTGGAGTTGTATCTGAAGTAACTTTATAAGTAAAAATTTGAAGGGGATTATTGTCAATTGAATCATCTACAGTAAAAACTCCCCATATGCTTGTTAAAGGTGTTGCATTTTTATACAAATATACAGAAATAAAGTCATACTCCTGTATCAAATCACTCAATCTTAATCCATGCACCGTAGATAGAACAGTAGTAAGATTGGTATTTTGAACTGTAAGAGGGCCAGGGGTAAGCCCACGATTTGATTTTGCGCCAAGAATCGGTAAAGAGCCTGTTGCAGGATTATTATTGCTAAATGTATTGGCATTTGTTTCATACTGAGACAACAACTCTAGTGAATTAGTACTCTGAGAAAATGAAAGTCCATTTTTTAAGGTACTTCCAGCAGGAGGAACTACTTTTAATTTACTGTTTACAGTTCCATAGCTAAGAGCTAAATCCTGTAATTCCACAGACCACGTATAAGTTGTCTCGTCAATATTTTGTTCAAATGAATAACCAGTAGCAAACTGTGAAATATCATACTTTGTAAAATAGTTTGTATCATCTAAAGGAATAGAATATGGTGTAAAAGTTGACAAAGAAGAAGTCACTCCTGCCTGTTGGGTAAAGGGGGGAGTGTATTTGTATAAAAAAACTTTTAAAAGTAAATATTCCTGGCTAACCTGGTCATTTTGAGACATATTCTATCCTATTCTTATTAAAATTTCTGTAGTAGATTTGTTATATTTGCACTGGCTTTATTTAGTGGAATGTTCAAAATATTCTGTAATCTACCAATAGCACCTTCAACTGCACCATTATTTGTAGTAGAAATTGAAAAATCCTCAATGGCAAATTGTTGCCCAAAAAGCAATTGAAAATTTATTGTATATGTAAACTCATTCAAATGACTAGTGGATGCTTCAACATCTAATAATGTAAGAAACCCTTGATACAATTGTGTCTTATAGAAAAGAGTTGATAGTTTTTGATTTCCCTCAAATTGTTGCTTAAGAAATAGAAGTTCCTGATAGGCAGTTTGTCCAGCAGAAGCACCTGCCATTACGAGCATTTCTGGAGCATTATACCAAATCTGATACTGAACACCACCTTGTGTAGGAAGCGTCCCGTATGACACAGATTTTGTCACCTTCATAGCTCTAGGATTTACATAGAAATTCAGATCATTAATTTTAACCGGATATATATTAGCGATTGGAATTCACCTTAGTTTGAAATTAGTAACTACCAGATTGGCCGCTGGGTCTATGCAAAATATTTTTACTAACCCAATGTTCCATCTTCATAACAACAGTTCCTGGTTTAAATGCTTGCACTATCTTATTTATTCTAGCATCAACCATAGTCCAGAAATTTGTGAACACATTTTCTATACGTTTAATTGGATCTACAATTTGGGCTAACGTATTAATACCATCAGCCATGGCTGCTTGTGGAGTTTTACCTTCTAATGCAGCGAATTGTTTACCCAGATCTGCCATATTAGCTCCAGGTCGTTGCATAGCAGAGGCTATATCAAAGAATTTAGGGACATCCTGCATACGAAGACCTGGCATAAATTGCTGACGTAATTGATCTGCTGCAAACATTCGTTGAGTGGGATCTTTAAATTGACTACCAATCTGCTGTAAAAATCCTCCCATCAAACCAAATACACCCCCATGTCTTAGTAAACCATTTTCGCCAAATACTTGTGACGGATTAGGAATCTGGCCCCCATGGGTAAAAGCAAACATACCAGCCATCTGTGGGAGGGAAAGATTAGCACCAGCTTGGGCAATTCCTAAAGAAATACGATTCCTTTCAGATTCACTAGTAGTTCCCATATTCTTTAAAAACCCGCCAACATTTCCAAGGACCATTGCTGCAACAGTTCCATCATTAGTAATATTTCGGAGAGCTTTTTGCATTTCTATTTGTGTAGAAATAGCATCTAATTGTGTTATTTTAAGTTTCTCAGAGTTTACACGAGAAGAGACAAACAAATTTGTAATGTCTCTCTGGGACATTCCCAAACTTTTAGTGGCATCTGTGAAAATTTCCATTTCTTTGGAAGCATCTGGAAGAATATTGGCAAATAAACCTAAATTACCTCTGATGGCCCCAAACCCACCACCCATGGCTTGGTCAACCATAGTACGAGATCCTGACATTTGGCCTATAATAGCTCGTTGCTGATCTCTAGAAAGTGCTTGTCCTAAATTACCAAAAGGACTTCCAAACAAATTTGTTGCAAAGTCTAAACCTGCACCCGCCCCAGAACCAAGTCTAAGACCTGCCCCAGCGAGTTGAGCACCAGTTCTTGTAAATTCAGCTCTGGTATTTAGCATCTCTAGAGCAGACCCTAAAATAGCTGCTGGAATAGCTACCATTGGATTGGCTATAAGATTACCTATACCTGCAACAGTACCACCAATAGGTCCACCAACATTAACAAGTGCATCCCGAGCCCCTCTGACTAAACCCCCAAATCCTGATGATTGTTTCGCCTTACGTGCAGTCTCCTCATTAACTCTTGTAACAGCCCTTCCTGCCTCCTCATTTGCTGTTACCGAGGCTCTTTTCAGTTCATCATGAGTTCGCTTACCAGCTCGTTCTTCTGCTTCAAATGCAGCAATTTTTGCATTTTTTTCTGCTTCAATACCAGCAAGAGCTTCAGTACTATATCTCTTTAAGGCAATTTGTCTCTCTGCTGCTTTATCTCCAATATATTTATAAAATCGTTCTTGTGCAGCCATTCCCTCATGAGAAGCCTTATCCCAACCAGCTCCAAAATTTTTAATCATCCCATCCATCGTCTTCTGAAAACCAGCAAGAGCCTGTTCTGCAGATGATGTATTAACGGAAACATTCTGCTGTTGCATGAAAGGATTAGGCTGAATAGGTTGCCCAGAAGGGCCTAGTAGATCTGCCAATGGAATTACCTCAGAAGTGGACGACCTTACAGGTTGGAACTACAAATAACAAATTTTACTTATTTAAAATTGATTGAAACTCATAATACCATTTCTCTGCTCGATTATTACTATCTATAGCAAAACTTACATTCTGTCTTTTAAACCACATAGACCTTGAATCAGAAGGATTTTCGTATAATTCAGTTTGTAATTTATATAATTCTTTGCCAATAGCTTTAATACAAACTATATCCTGTCCTCCCCAATAGTGGGACGTTGTATACCCCAAAGAGGAACAAATCTTTTCTACAGGAGTCTTAAAAAATCCAAGTTTCCCAAGAAACCAGTCGATAAAATTACCTATTTGAATTAAGATCCCAAATATAATGAAAAGTGCAATTACTAGTTCCATGTTAGTTACCTCCTCTTTCCATACTATAGTATATCATGAGAAGATAACAATGTCAAGGGGTAATTTTAGGTGTTAAAGAGAGTTAAGCTTTTACAAATACAGAGGGATCAACTTTTCTACAATTATTATCTTTTCCCCACCAAGGTCTTAAATTTGTATAGTAAAAACAATCTTTCCTTCCCTTCTCTGTAGATAAATCGAACATATTGCAAAAAACAATATGATCAATTTGCCAAACTTGTGGATTGACTAAAGTGTAAGTACCATGATTTTCCCAAGTCATACCTGGGAGAAATTGTTTAGATATATGTTCTCTAAGTTGTTCTGGAGTACAACCAACTATAGTTAAGCATTTCTTAATTGTAAATGGATAAAATCTTTCTCTCTTATCAAATAAAATTCTATTTATAAAACCCATTAACTCAGAGCGATATTTACAGGCTAAATCATAATTATTGGTCTTAGAAGAATCTCTTCTATTTCTACATTGCTCTGATTGGGTAGCCCAACGTATATTAGAAAGTTCATAATTACCCATAACGCTTGGAAAACGATCTAAAGAAGTATTAAATCCAAAACCATGTATTTTTCCATGCTCTAAATAGCTTTCCCACATGTCATCTCTAAAGTTTTCAAATTTACGCCAACGTTCACAAACAGTAATACCTCGCCCACCATAATCTTTGTACTTAGGATGTTTTGGATTATAGCAACGATCTAGCATAGCTGCCCATACTTTATAAAAGTTCTTTTGCAACCTATCATTACTAACAGTAAAACCATGAGTTCTTTTAGTTTTCTTATTAAAAGCCGTAGTATTCTCTTGTCTAATACAACCACAAGATCTTGTTACACCTCTTTAAAGATCCTGCAGCAATGACAACTTCATTACCACAATCACATCTAGCTTTCCATACTACTTTATTTGAGGTATTTCGTGTTTTAACAGATTCAATTATAACCAATCTATCAAATCTCTGGCCAAGCAAATCTTCAATATGAATTCTCAAATGACCACAAGAATTTATTTTACCCTGATTTAAGTCAGATCCTGAACTAAAAGTAATTTTTCCACATGAGCATAAACATTTCCAAATAGAACAGCCATTCCTCATATAGATAAATTCCTGAACAACTAATTCACCAAAATGTCTACCAGATAATTCTAATCTTCTCACCATAATTTCTAAGCCTTTTCAATTCGATCTAAGGATTCCCAATGCTTGGGATCTTTTAACATAGATTGTAATTCTTCAGGTGTATACTTCCCTTTTAAGTCTTTAGCTATGTTATTAAAGAAAATATCTGGAGTACTCTCCGTTTTTTCAGTTTCCTTTTTGTCCCAAATAGAGGCTGCTGCTTGAGGATTTAAAAATCTGCACAACAATTGAGTCTTAGAAAATTCGTCCTCTTGATCTTGAAAATGATTGGTTAAAATCCATGTATACTGGGCAGGTGATAGGTTAGAAATTTCTTGAGAGAAAGGAGATACATGGAGGGATTTTGCGACGACCCAAAGGTCTCGAAACGGGATTAAATCACTTTTTTTTTACTTTCAGCTAATGCAACCATAGTTGCATCTTGCTCTTGTGCAATTGAATCATAACAATTATAAATCTCATTGAAAATAGGAGCTTGCAGATTTTGAATGAAGTCTTTTGCCGTCTTCAAGTCAATCTTCTCTCCATTAATAGAGTCTAGAGCATATACTAATAGTGCCTGTTGAAGAACAACAGCACGAAGGGCAGGATCTTGACCCAATGGAGAAGTAGGAAGCTCTGCTAGGGCTGATTGCTGTTCCAGAACAGCCAATGTATGAATTGAAATTTTTAGACCTTGTTCAAGTCCAGGATAACCTACTTTTACAATTTCAAATTCTTTGGAAACACGATTCAAACTTTTAAAATTTGTCAAATCCATTTTATGACTCCTTTACTAATCTTATCTCTCCAACCATTATTTTCTAAAGTTCCATCCCAGCTATTTCTTTTAAAATTATTTTCTTCACGAGTCAAATACTGTAAATTAGACAAGATATGTAAACCAGAAATCTTTCTGCCACACAAAGGAATTATATGATCCACTTCCATTCCTTCAGGCTTATTTAAATAAAATTTTCTAATACCTTCTTGATCCCAAGGAACTATTCTTTTACGACGTTTAATATGGCTCTTTAGGGCATTTAATGCCACTATATCTGGATGATCTTTGCTGTATTGTTTTTGATACTCTATAAGATCCTGTCTTTGCAACTTATAGCGACCATTCTGATAATCTAAAAGCTTTTGTTTATTCTCATCATACCGTTGTAATTGACGTATAATAAAAATATCTCTATGTTCTTCATAATACATTTGCATATACGCTTTAATCTTTTCCTCATTTTCTTGTCTGTATTCTTTTTGTTTCTCATGTGCTATATCACTACTTTCACGATCCCTTCTACATTGTATACAAGATCCTTTTCCCCTATTATCTCTTCCTAGGATAGAAAGGTCATGACCATTAATACAAATTAATTTTGGAGATAACGGATGAGGAATGTATTTTTCTTTAACACATTGACTGCAACGTTTACTTTTATCTCTTCCAACTACAAATGTGTCATGTCCTTTTGAACAAAATTGTTTTAACTTAGTTCCTATTTTATGTGCCATTTTTTATTCCTCGAAGGTTTTGATACTCCATGAGCAAGGGTGCCTTCGAGTTCACCCCTACTCACTTCATATCAAATTGTTTCCACTACTATTATATCATATCTTTACATTCTTTGCAAGTATTATTTATGCGGGTTCTCCTATTACAGTAGATGAAGTATACCCCAGATCCACCCCTTCTAAAATTCTGAGATCCCCACCATTTATATTATAACTAGCTGATACAGAGTGAATCCACACACCTGTGAAAATTGTGGATTTTGTGGGAACACCAGATCCTACGGGAGCAATTTCTTGCTTGAGAATTCCAAAAGAAGCGTTATTATTCACAATGTCATCACCACTGATACCTAAAACTTCTAGTGCATCTGATACATATAGCATCACACGATCTGCACGAAGTGAATATTCATCAACAGTTCTTGGAAGACGTTCTACGGGTTTCCCTTGCTGATCTGAATCCAATTCGAATCGAAAATCAGTATTTCGACGCTGAGTTTGAGTGAATGATTGAATTGCTCCGAGCTTAGCTGAGCCAGTGGCTAAGGCTAAAAGAGAAGCGGGATTATTTAATGTGGTTTGATCCAAATTTTTTGGAAGTAAGAATAGTGAAACACTAGTTGACAACCTTGCGTTGGTGGACCCTAATTCGGCCATGATTTTTCTCCTTAAATTTCTTTAAAATCTTTTCTTTATCAAATTACTGAAGGTTAAGCCCAAGTGTTATGAAAATTATATCCGCTTCTAGGACTGGCACAATACCTACCGAAATGTCCAATCTCGTTGCATCGTTAGCATCAACAGTTACAACAGGTTGTGTAAATGAAACAATGATATTACTCTGTTGAATAGTTGAAAGGATCGCTGATACAACAGTAGCTACTTGGCTTGGTGTGTTTGCCAAAAGTTTCTGACCGATAAATATAGGGTCAAGAAGTCCACGTAGAGTTTGAGTTGTATAGTCAGCGATCTGAGTAACTTGGAAGAGTTGAGAAAGTACTGTCGAAGGATCTGTCGTTGTGCCAAACAAAACCTTTGGAACAGACTGAAGTGTATCAATCACACAGACACCTTCATTAATAAGTAAAGATTTCTCTGCTTGTGTTAAAGTATTTGTAATAGTTGCAAATCCAGAAATAACTTCTCGTGTCATTGGCTGTGCAACATCATAAGCTGAATTGCAGCGAACACCAGCTAATGCTGCAGCAACAAATTGGCTACCTACTGCTGTTGCAGTGGTTGCCTGTCCGATGTACATTGTATTCTTAACAGTTGAAGAATTCAAAAGAACAATACGATTATCATTAACTGAAGCTGCATAGTCAATCATATTTTGATCTGAATAAATTGCAACGGTCTCATCGAAACCTACAATAGCTGTTCTCTCTAATCGATTAATAGTAGAACTTGCGGTGTCAACATGTTGTTTAATTGCTGGAAGAAGCTGTGCATTTGATGCCCCTTCAAGTGAAACTACAATGCTGATATTCTGTGTAGAAAGAAGTTTATTCAAGGCAGCTTGAACTTTAGCAATAGGCGAACCACCATCAAATGGACTTTCTTGGCAAACACAAACTTCAGGAGCACCATTTTGGAATGCTAAACTTGCACCAAGTGAAATGGATGTGGAACTGCTAACTGGACCATAATCAGTCACAACAGCTGCTAGTGTATAATAGAACTTAGGAGTATAATCAGCAGCAACTTTAGCATACTCATAGGTTACATAATACTCAACACCAGCGAGAGGAGCTTGAGGAGTTTCAACAAAGGAACCTGCAGTAAAACCAAGAATTGCATTGGCTGTGCCAGTTCCAATATAAAGTGAAGAATCTGAAGTGGCAGTCGAAGAAGAAACTACGAGAGCCCCTGAAGAATAAGATCCACCAGGAACAACAGTTACTGTGTTGGTATCTAGTGTTACAGCAGCTGTAAGAGCAAATAGTCGTCCTTGAACAGTTGCACCAGTTGTAGCTGTTACACTTGCTTGAGCAAGAATAGTTCCCTGGAATGCTGTTGTAGTTCCCAATGTAGCAGAACTACCAACTTGCCAATAAACATTTCCTGCACTTCCACCATTGATGATAACAACAGAAGAAGCTGCAGCTGTAGTTAAAGTACTTCCAATCTGGAATATCCATTGTGCATGAGGATCACCTGCTGCATCTAGTGTCAAAGTACCTGTTAAGGCTGCTGAAGAACTATACTTATAGACACCAGCGGTAAGAGTTTTTCCACCCAAATCGCCCGTTAGAACTGTGGCACCAGCTAGGGCTGCAAATGCTGTATAAGCAGTATTAGCATCAGCTAAAGCTGTTGCCGCTGCTGAATTACCATTATTAGTTGTCCCTGTAACTGTAGGAGAACCTGTGATAGATCCACCAGCAGGAGAAAGAGCAGCATCTCCTGTAAGAGTAGTAGTTCCTGTATTTGTAATTGTGCTACTTGCAATAACAGCATATGTAGCTGCAGTAAGAAGTGGGGAAGGTAGAGGAGTTGCTGTTGAAGAAGCATGTGCAGCAATAGAATGTGCAATAAAATATGCATTCAATGTTGCAGCTACTGCAGTAGCAGTTGTTTCCGTTGTAAGAGGAATTGTTTGTACTGCACCATTAGCAATGGCTAGTTGGAAATTCAATCCCATCAAACTTGCATAAGGATCACTTGTGGTTCCAGTAAGTTGAGCAGCAAGTGTAAGCCATTCAACATTTCCACTATTCAATGTGAAGTCAACACCATTGTAGTAGACAATAAAATTCTGATCTTGAATATTCCCATCAATAGAAACTGCAGCAGGAGATAATGTATCTGTAGATCCACTGCCACGAGTAATGGCAATGTTCGATGCAGTATTGGTTTGCTTACCAGTACCAATAAGGGCAGGGATTCTTACACCTTGGCCACTTGTAGGCTCAGCATTAGCTTGGACAGTAGAGTAAACACCAGGTGTCGTAAATTGGCCTTGTACTTGAGGCATAGGAATCTCCTTATAACTACTAAGTTTTAAATCGATTTTTCTACAAAAAATTAGGCAATAGAAATTCTGTTTTTATGTGTGACGCAGTACTCCTAATACTATTAGATTTTATTATACTTTTGTTGTTAATAAGTATTGTTATCTACTTAACTTATGAAACGGTTAAAGTAAGAGAACCTGTGCCTGTTCCGGTAGCATTAGAAGCAGATAAAGTGATATAGTAAGTTCCATTAACACTAGGAATACCACTTATAAGGCCATTGGAGGAGTCCAGGCTCAATCCTGGAGGAAGTACTGGACTTGCTGGAGGTGGAACAGCAACCCATCCATATGGTAAAGTAGGATTATTTAAAGCAGTAATTTGATAGCTAAATGGCAAATTAACTGAGGCATCTGTAGCCATGCCTATAACCCATCCAGTTGTATCTCCCACTTCTAAATGATTATTATCTATTATATTTATAATTGTAGTGCTATGCGTACCTTGTACAATTGTGTTTCCATTAGCCATTCCTGTAGCACTTTCAACATTCAAATGAGTGCCATCTACCACAGAATCTACAACAAATTGAACACCATGACTATAGGAAGCACTTAAAGGACTATTTATAATTGGAGCAAGGGCTGTTTGAACTGGAACAGAGATCCCAATACTTGTTATATTTGTAATTTCCTGATTATCACTCCATTCACAATAAACTCTTAAAATAAAACTATTTGTAATATATTGACGTTGATCTTGAAACGTTCTTGTTTCAGTAGGCATTGAACGATCAATCATCTCAATGCCATTTTGTGCTAGGACAGTTCTAATTTCTGAAATATTATTATAAATCAAATCTAGAATTTTATCCCTAGCCAATGTATCATCAATTACATAGAGTTTAATATTCACATTAACAACAAGGCTAGAAAATATTTCAGATGTTGTGACTACATTAGAGGAGTTCTTTAACTCAAAGGCATCCTCTGGGCCAAGATAACGAGTCTCAGACGCACTAGCAGTATCAACAATCAAACAGGGCCAATCTTGATAGTTCTGCGGTATGGCATCTGATATAAAAATTTCTGAATTATCAAAATCGAATAGTCCACCTTGGGTTAAAGTAGGAGCAGAAACTTTTAACACAGTGGAAGTAGTTGCTAAAGTAATTGAATTACCCGCAACACCCGTTGTAACAGCTACAAGAGCAATTTTATTTGGGATACTATTTGTAGTAGCTACTACTAGCAAAGTTGAAGAGTGAGCATTAATATAGGCAACCAAATTTGCAAGAGTAATCTGCTGAGTGGCACCAATAGCAACATCTGTACCAAATGTAATATTATTTAGTCCAATAGTAAGCATATTCCCAATGGATGGATTACCATAGAACATAATTGAACCTGTAGCAGCTGATTCAATGTAATTAAATTCAAATGGAGGTACTACAGCAGTATTATTCTGAGGAGAGAATAATTCCCTAAGTTCCAGAATTACACTATCACGCACACGTTTTAAAATAAGGTAAGGATTAGCATTTGCCATTTTTTATACCTTTTAATAGTCTATTTCTTGCATGTCTATAAGATACTGAACAACTATTACTACAAAATAAAGCTTTTCTAGATATATGTCTTATAAATTTCTTATTACATTTTTTACATTTTAAAGTAACTAATTTAAAAAAATTCCTACGATACTTTTGATAGCATCGATTTGTGCAAAACTTTTGATTGGCAGATTTAACTAAGTAGGGCAATAATTTAGTTATTTTCTTACATCCCTTACATTCTATCAGAGTAGTCTTTCTAATGAAAATACATCGGCATTTTGCAGAGCAACATTTTGCCTTTAAAGAAGGTCTTTTATAAAAAACTTTATTGCAAATCTTACAAAAATGTTTCACGGGGGGATTAGTTATCTTACCACCTTTTCCCATACAAGCTTTAGAAATTTTACGACGAACCTTTAAAGATAATTTAGTTCCTATTCGAAACTTACCAAAACATTTTTTACTGCAAAATTTTTGGCTTTTTGCACGAAATTTCATTACAATAAAGACTCTTTTACAATTTGTACATTTTATTCTAGCCCTTGTCCGTTTAAAATAAACCAAAACTCTTCCCTTATTTCGACATGAAACACTACAATATTTTATACGTTTAACCTTGAAAGGCGTTAAATAAAATACTTCCTTGCAATACTTACATTCAACTTTCTTTTTTGGTTTAGTTTTTCCAACTAAATGTTTATTGCTTCCAGCGGTGGGACTTCTATTATACCCTTTCTTAGGATTAGCTGCATCATAAAAATTAATCCAATATTGTTCTCTTTTTCTAAGACTTAGGGGCTTCTCAACTTTCTCAATTACTTTAAATACAAACTGGTCTTCACCGTACTTATTCCAAGCTCTTTGAAGGAGAATAGAGTGATGCTTATTTTTATGCAAAATCGATTTATGTCCATAAAATCTATTTACTATATCTTCTGCAGATCCAATATAAACTTTTCCATTTAGTTTATTTCTAATTCTATAAATTCCACGAATTTTAACTCTCATACTACTAGTATATCATATTTATATTGATTTTGCAACTACTATTTATAAACCATTGGGCATCTGATACAAAATAGATCCTCTTTCAATCTC